GTCGATCTCGGTCAGCCAGTTGGTGAAGCGCAGGTAGCGCATGCCGCCGCCATCGAAGCGGCCGGGGCGGAAGGACACCGTGCCGCTGGTGATCAGGCCGTCATGGCTGCGCAGCGCCCAGCCGGTTGCGGTGCCGAGATCGAGGGCGAGGATACATGGCGCAGAAAGGCGCCCCGGTTCGGGGCGCACGTCCGGCATGGGGATCGTCTGGTTCATCATGAAGGCTCACGGATCGTGGGCCTTCGGCTTTGGTCATGGGCAGGGAATCACGTCATGCGCGCTGGATCAAGAAAAATGCGCCCGGCCGACCTCTGGTCCCACCTGACCCTACCTGTCCCACTTTGCGGCCCAAGTGGGACGGAGATTTTTTACTTTGCAATCAAGGCGGTGCCCTACCTGTCCCACCTGTCCCACCTTTTTCCTTACATTCGTATAGGGGACTATGAAACCGGCCGGGACATACATTCCTATAGGAAAGGGAAGGAAGTTGGTGGCCCAAGTGGGACAAGTGGGACACTATTGATTTTGAACGTCTTTTTCCGTCCCACTTCTGCCTCAAGGTGGGACGGCGCCCGAAGTGGGACAGGCCGGAACGCGAAAGGGGCACCCGTTCGGATGCCCCAGCATACCTGATCTGCGGTCAGCCCGCGTTCAGTCGGCTTCAGCCGGCTTGCGATAGCGCCATTCGCGGGACGCGCCCGTGCTGCTGCGATACCGCTTCCAATCCCGCGATTTCAGCCATGCGCCGACTCGCATCTGATCGCCCTTGGTCCATTTCGCCGGTTCGATGCCGAGGGCGCCTTCGAGGATCTCTCCCACCGAAACCTCGCGGATCGGATCGAGGCGCTTGAACTCCTCGTCCTGCCAGTCATCGTAGCCGGCATGGCCGCGATTGACGCTGCGGGTTTCATGAGTCAGCCAGCGGTCGATGCGGGCATCCCAGGCATCGGCCTGATAACGCGCCTCCTGCGCGGCGGCGGCATCGGCGAGGATCGCCGGATCCTCGATCCACCAGATCGCGCCCTCGCGGAACCGGTGGACCGTCTCGGCCCAGAGCTGGTCGCGGTCGCGGGCCAGCGCGGCGATGTCGATGGCGCCGCAGCGCAGCGGCCAGAAGCGGCGGTTGCCGGTCTCGTCGCGCAGATAGGTGTCGGGGTTCACGGTGCCGGCGAAAACGCATTGGCGCGGCACCTCGACGGTATAGCGGCCATAGGGCGGGCGGAAGCGGTCGGTGGTGCGGGTCAGGAACGCCTTGATGCGCGAGACCTCGGCGCGGCCGATGGCGTCGAGTTCGGCGATCTCGACGATCCAGACGCCCTGCATGTGGATGGCGGCATCCTTGGAGCCGAGCTCGGGCAACTCATCCGTGAACCAGTCCTCGCCGGCCAGCACCTTGATCGCGGTGGATTTGCGCGCGCCCTGCGGGCCTTCGAGGATCAGCATGTGGTCGGCCTTGACGCCGGGGCGGAAGATGCGGGCGACGGCCGAGATCAGCCAGAGCGCGCCGACGGTGTGGTGAAACGCGGTGGGTTCGGCGCCGAGATAGGTGCTGGTCCAGGTCTCGATCCGGGGCGTGCCGTCCCAGCGAAGGCAATCCAGCCAGTCGCGGACCGGGTGGAGGCGCAGCTCGCGGGCGACGGCGCCGACGGCGCGGCTGACGACCATCGGGGCGACGTTGAGGCCGCGCAGCTGCAGCCATTCGGCGGTGCGGATGTCATCGGCATCCTCCCAGGGGCGGGGAAAGACGGCGCTCGCATCGTCCCATGGCAGCGGCTGGCGCACGACGATCTCCTGCGCGAAATCGTCGAAACACAGCACGCCTGCGAAGACCGCATCCGAGTTCAGGGCGATGATCACATTGGCCTCGTTGCGTTCGGGCGTCCCGGCGAGGTCCTGGCACAACCGACTGAGCCATGCCGGTTTGACGATCCGCGCATTCGGATCGCCAGTGGCGTTCACCCGGCGGCGCAGTTCCGCCAGCTGTTTTTCGAGGATCGCCATGGAAATGCCGGTGGCGGTCTTGATCCGGGCGAGGATCTGGCGCTCGGGCAGCGGGTCGAGCCGGGCCAGCGCGAGGCGGCCGAGCAGGCTGGACAGGGCTTCCAGTTCGGGCGGATTGGTCAGCGCCTCGGTGGCCGCGACAAGCGCGGCGAAGTCGTTCTCGGCCGGGAGAGTGGTCGCGGTGGCGGCGTCCTCGGCTGGTGCGGCCGACCCCGCCGGATATTCCTCGGCCCGCGCGCCGCGGATCAGATCGTCGTTGAAATCGTCGCCATGGAGCGGCAGCCCGATCTCGTTCGGGATATCGGCACGGTTCAGCCGGTCCGACAGCGTGGCAGCCGCCTGGCGCCCGGCATCGCCGGCATCGGCATAGATGGTGATGCGTGTCGTGCCCTCGGGCCATTGAAACCGGGCAAGACCATCGGCCGACAGCGCCGCCCAGACCGGCGTGCCGAACAGCGCGTGGGCCGCCAGTGCGGTCTCGATGCCTTCCGCCACGCCGAGGTGGCCGTCCTCCGGCATGGCAAACAGCCGAACCGCGGCCTCGGCGACCGATCCCAGCATCTTCTTGCCGGCGGGGGCCTTGGCGCTGCCGTCGTCGAGCAGGAAGGTGCGGTGGATGCCGGGCGCGCGATCACCATTCGCGAGCCGTGCCAGCGCGATCAGCCCCGGCCAGCCGCGCCGGCTGTCGAAATCCGGCAGGTCGGGGTGAAACAGCAGATCGGGCGATGCGGGGTCAGACAGGCCCCGCGCGCGCAGATAGGTCTCGGCCACGCTGCCGGCCAACGGGATCGCGCCCGCAAGCAGCCGGGCAACCTCAAGCGCGGGATCGCGCTTCAAGGGAGGCGGCGCCGACGGTGCGCGGCGTTCCGGTGCGCCGGGCGCAACGCCTGCAATGTCCGCCGCCTCCGCGATCAAGGCGCGGCCGTCGAGCCCGGTCGCCTCCTCGATGGCGCTGATCGGGCCGCCGCCCTGATTGCCGTCGAAGTCGATCCAGTCGCCGGCATGCGGCCCGCGCAGGGTGATGACGCAGGAGCCCATCTTGCGCGGCGCATCGCCCCGGATATTGGCAAGCCGCCATTCGTCGCCCGACCGGCGCCCAAGCGGGAAGAGCCGTGGCACCCAATGTTCGGCGGTCTCGCGCAGCCGCTGGACGATCAGGTCCAGATCGTAGCGGTCCGGCTGCGGATGCAACGGCCGGACGTCATTGAGGTCGATGACCGCCCCACTCACCGGAACGCCTCCGATTGCGGCTCACGGGACAGGTTCTTCATGGATCCCTCCTTTCGCAACGGCGACATCAGGCCAGCAGCACGAGCCCGCGCTCGGCGCGGGTGATCGCGGTATAGAGCCAGCGACGGCGGTCGAGATCGCTACGGCCAAGCCCGTCGTCCCAGACGATGACATTCTCCCATTGCGAGCCCTGCGCCTTGTGGGCGGTGATCGCCCAGCCGAAGGTGGCCTCGGTCAGCTTGCGCTTGTCGCGCCAGTCGCGGTCATGGCGCTTGTCGTCATAGGCGACGTGATCCTCGAAATGGCCCTTGTAGATGCGCAACCGGCCCGGGCGGCCATCGCTGTCCAAGGGGCTGACGCGGCGCCCGTCCTCGTCATGGACCACGGCCGAGAAGTAGAGGCTGCCCTCGTCGACGATATCCTCGAGGGTGAGGAACATGCCGTTGATCAACCCGAGGGCATTGTCGTTCTTGAGGCAGATGATCTTTTCGGCCGCGCCGGTCGGCAGATACGACCCGCCCAGCCCAGCCGCCGCACGCAGCGCATTGTTGATCTGCAACCGTGTCGCATTCAGCCCGCAGATCAGCTGCCCGCCACGCAGCGCCTGTTCCGGCGAGATGTCGCCCTTGCGCATCTTGGCGACATGGGTGTCGTAGGTGCCAAAGCCGATGGGCTCGCCCATCCGCGCCATGGTGGCCAAACGGATGATCGCGCTCTCGGCCGCCTGGCGGTGGATCTCGGTCAGCATCACGTCGGGCGTATCGCGGGTGAAGGCTCCTTCGCCCTTGATGGGCGGCAACTGTCCAGGATCGCCCAGAACGAGGATTGGTTTACCGAAACTCATCAGATCGCGCGCCATCTCCTCGCCCACCATCGACACCTCGTCGAGGACGATCAGCCTTGCATCCGCCGCATCGCTCTGCGGGTTCAAGGCGAAACGGGGATGCTTCATCGCCGAGAGCGCCTGCCGCATGGCCTCGATCGCGGCCTCGGCCGTGGTGCGATCAAAGCCGGTGAGGCGCCGTGCGGCGATCTCGGCCTCTCGGACCTTCTGCGCTGCGGCTTCGATTTCCGCTTCCGTGGCCTCGATCACAGAATAGATCAGGCTGTGGATGGTGCGCGCAGGCGTGCCTTTGCGGGTCAGCACCAGCGCCGCCTTTCCGGTGAAGGTGGCGGTAACCACACCCGGCACGCAGGTGCCGTCCTTCGCGCCACGATGGGGCGAAAGGCCAAGCTCATCGAGCGCGAACTTCAGCACCGTGCTCTTGCCCGATCCGGCATAGCCAAAGAGCCGGAACACCTGTTGCTGCTCGGTGCGGTTCTCGAACCAGTCGCGGACCTCGGCGATGGCGGCGGCCTGCGCCACCGATGGCGTAAATTCCGTCATGTCTTCCGCGCCTCCACCGCATAGTCCTTGACCACCCCGCCGTGCGCGGGATCGCCCACTTCGCATTGGCGCACGAAGATGCGCCGGCCATCGGGCAACTGGCGCCAATGCCCCCGACGCAGGTGCCAGCGCGGGCTGGCATGACTGCCGCCGAGCCGTTCGGATGCAGTGCGAAGCCGGGCCGGATCGATGGCGACCTGATGCCAGGTCCAGCCGCGCACCCCATCTCGCGCGAAGGGTTTGCGCTTGACCGGGGCGATCTGGCGTTCGCTGATGCTTGCAGCGGATGCGAGGATCGCGAGCCCGCGCCAGACGATGGCGGCTGCCGCCTGACCGCTTTGTTCCGCCAGCCCTGCATCGCGGAGCGCCGGATTGATGGCGAATTCCGCGATGCCGCCATCCGCGATCCGGACATGGGCATGGATATCGGTCCAGCGTCTGGGGTTGCGCCACAGGGCGAGCCAGACCGCCTCGATGCCATCGTCGCGCTGCCGGGCATAGACGATCTGGCTGCGGATGGTCCGGCTGCGGTCGGCCAACTCAAAAATCGTCTCGGGGTGCGGCAACCGTTGCGGACCGGCCGCCAGGCGGCGGGCCAGCGCATCGACGTCGTCGGAATCGAACTGCGCCTGATCGGCGAAGCGCCAGACCGGTGCGAACTCGAACCCTTCGAGCAGGTCCGGCAGCCAGAAGCGCGCGCGATGGGCGCGGACAATCCGTTTGAGATCATAGGCGTCAGGGATCATCGCCGCTCACCCCAGCACTTGGCGGCCCATGCGCAGGGCGCGTGCCACTTGCCACCAGCCATGCCACCCCGGCAGACGACGGCCGTGGGTTCGGTCGCCGCCCGGGGCAACCATTCGCCCGCCGCCGAGGCCTGCACAACCGTGACCGCGCGATCCGACATCTCTTGCGCCAGTCGCGCTTCGAACGGCACCAGTTCCGTGTGCAATTCCATCGTGTCGCGGTTCAGCGCGGTGAAGAGCGCCGGATTGGGCAGGTCCATATAGGCCTGATAGAGCGCAATCTGGGCGGCGTAGACGGGGCGTGCGATGCTGACGCCGCGCTTGACCACATCCTTCCAGCTCGACGCGCCGAGCGCCTTGTTCTCCCAGAGCGCGGGATAATCCATCGCGACGGGGCCGGAGACGAAGCAGCCGTCGATATGCCCCTTGAACCGGCCCGCCATGGCCGCGAAGCCGAACTGGCGGCCATCGGGGCGTTCGGTGCGCAGGCCGAACCCTGCGATCCGGAACCAGCCCGCGACGATGTCCTCGGCCCGATGCCCCGCCTCGAAGATCCGCAGGATGCGCGGTTCGAATTCCTGGCCTTCGTCCTTGGGAACGGCGAGGTAGTCATACTGGATCTGGCGCAGGCAGTCGCGCCCCAGCCCCGAGGAACTGACATAGGTGCGGGGGCGCTCGGCGCGATTGCGCGCCGTCAGGGCCGCATCGATGGCGGACGTAACGGCAGTGGCGATCGGCGGACGCGGCGCAACCAGGCCATAATTGCAGCCAGAGCCGTGGTTCAGGTCGATCATTGGTCGCGCTCCCAGAAGCCGCCCGCCTGCGCGATGCAGGTCAGCTTGTGGTGCTGGGCCTCTGTGAGCCGGGCACGCGCGCCGAACTTCTCGAGCTTCTGACGCAGGCTCTCGCAGAACTCGACCTCGAAGTCGGTGATGGCATTAGCTGTTGCGGCGGCGAGAAGGTCGGTCCAGGGGGCGACCTCATCGTTCAGATCGATCATGACGGCCCCCTCAGAACGGAATCGGATCGTCATGGGCCGTGCCGGTCCGTTCCTTGCGCGCGCCTTGCGCCAGCATGCTGTCGACATAGCCGGTGACGGCCGCCTCGATCAGCCGGTCGATATCGGCGGCGGTGCGGTGGAAGAAGGGCTCCATGAGCCCGAGGTCGGTCAGCGCTTCGGCGAACAGCACCCGCGCGTCGCGGATGGCCTGTGCCTCGCGGGCAGTCTTGTCGATCATGCCATTGTTCCTTTGGGCGATTGCGCTGCCCACGTCCTGGCAGCGGAGCGAGCAGAAGCGGTGATAGGGGTGAGGAGCGGTGGCCGAAGGCCAGTGATCGGTCCGGGGCACCGATCGCAGCGACGAACGGTCGTGCTGGAGGCGATGGACGTAACCAAAGCCGCGGGTCTCCCGCGCGCAGACGGCGCAAAGCGCTACCCCAGCAAGAAATTCGCGATCGGATCTTCGGGCGGCCAACCCGCCCGCTGGAGCTTCTCGGTCTGCATCACGATCCAGCGCGAGATCGCGTTGCTGGCCATGGCCTCGAGGTCGCCGAGGGTAAGGCTTGCGATGGGTTGGTGCAGTCTTCCTCGGGCCTCGAGCCATGTTCCGATCTCCAGCGCGGCGGCGCGCGTCACATGCGCCTGCCATTCGTCGGGGGTCATGGGCCGGTCTGCCGGCCCATCCCCATCGGGCTCGGCGGCAGGCGACCCTGCGGACCCGCCCGACCGCCGCTTCCGCCGCACCTCAGCCATTGAGCCACGCGGGCATCGCCGGGGTGCCCGGCGCGGCGGATGCCGGTGCCTGCGGCGCGGTCGGTGCTGCAGGTGCAGTCTGTGCGCCCCAGGCCGGAGCGGCCGTCGCAGTGGGCTGCGCTGCCGCGCCCCATGCCGGTGTCGGCGCCTGCCAGCCCGGCGCCGCGACGCTCGCGGCCTTGCGCGGCGGGGCGTTGACGGGTTCCGGCGGGACTGTTTCGCCGCGCATGACCGCCGTATGCTGCGGCTCGTCGGGCAGAACGACGTTGGCGATGCGGTTCTGGTCGCGATACTGCGGGTTCGAGGCGGGCTCCACCATGATGCGGGCGGCAAAGACGATGCCGTCGAGATGCTTGAGGCCGGGCAGCACCCGCTTGGCCTTGGTCGCCGGAGTTTCGTCGCGGGGATCGAGCCCGAGAGCGCTGTCGACCATGGCGCGAAACGTGGATTTCGAGATCTTCCAGCCGATGGACTGGCCTTTCTCGTCGAGCTTTCCGCCCGCCACGGTGAAGCTCTGCCAGAACTTGCGCCGGGCGTGCGGGCCCTCGACTACAGTGAATTCGCAGTCGAGCATCCGCGCATCGCTGGACTGCGAGGCCTTCAGCAGCCCCGCATCCATCGGGGTTGCGCCATTCACCCCGCCGGGGCGGATGGTCAGGCGGACCTTGGCGAAGGTGCCGTCCGGGATCAGCTCGCCGATGGGGGCCATCTGAGGCTGGGCGTCGTTCAGATCGTAGCTCATGTCAGTTCCTTTCAGGGATCAGGTGGCGAAAGCGGGTTCATGCGAGGTGCGGCCGTCGATCCGCGCGAGCAGCGCGCCGAGATCGGGCGGTTCGGTCAGGTCGAGACGGCCGGAACGGTCCTTGGCGGGAAGGCCCCAGGGATTGCCGGATTTGCAGACAAGGCGGCGGTCGCTGGCGGTCTCGTCCAGCACCCAGCCGCCGTCGGCATCGCGGGCGAAAAGCTGCATCGAAACCACCTGGTCCACGATGCCGGGCAATTCCCTCCCGGCCTTGCTGCCTTCCATCTGCGGCTGCCAGGTGACGGCGCCGAAATCGTCGGTCACCTTTTCCAGCACGCCGACGAAGATCACGGTCTTGCCGCGCGCATGCTGGAGGTGCTTCAGCGCCTGGATCACCTCACGCCCCAGAAGCCCGTAGGCACCGCGGACATCCGGCTTGCCGGTCCGGTCCGAGAAGGCCTCGGGCTGCTGGCGGGCATAGGCCATAGCCTGCCGGGTCAGATCGGTGATCGAGTCGACGAAGACGATGCGGCGCGCTGCGAGGAAGGCTTCGATGCCGCTGTCGCGGTGCTGGGCCTGCAGCCAGGCATGCCGTTCGGTCCCGTACCAGGACTGCGGATGTTGCGCGGGGTCCGGCCCGCCGATCAGCACTGCCAGATCGCGGAAGTCGGTGAAGCTGCGCACCGGGATCGACGCGCCGCGCCAGTCCTGCACCGATTTCATGCCAGCCTCGAGGTCGAGGCAGACGGTTTCGTCGGCAGGGAGGGATTTCAGCAGCGTGGTCTTGCCCACGCCGGGCGGGCCGAAGATGGCGAGCGAGGTCTTGTTCTCGGCGGCCGAGAGGCGTTCGTCGGCGGTGATGATGCGGAAGGCCATGGGGTTCTCCGAAGGATTGAAAGGGGCGCGGCGGCGGGGGTGACCGGGTGCCGAAGGGGAACCTGCCCGGCGTTGCCGCTCGGGCGTCCCGCCGCCGCGCGTCACCGGTCTCGGGTCTCGAGCCGGAATACTGGTTTGCCGGTGGTCTCGGACCGGGCGGCTGCGAAGCCGTCGCGCATGGCGTCGGGCCAGGCCCCGAAACGGCGTTCGGGCACGCGATAGGCGATCTCGAGATACTGGGTCGGATCGTCGCCGGCCTCGCGGATCCGGGTTGCCATGGTGGCCAGCCGGTCCTGATCCCAGGTGACCTTCTTCGGCAGATCGGCGATGACCACCACGCCCGCATCCTCGATCCGGATCGTGCCCGAGGTCTTGCCCTGCGCAGACCGCTCGGCCTCGGTCGCGGCGCCATATCGCTGCGCCAGTGCCGCCTCGAAACGGTCCTTCAGGCGCTTGACCCGCGCGGTCTCAGACGCTGCCGCCTCCTGCAATGCCAACAGCAGGTCTGGCGGCATGTCGGCGATTTCGCCGATGGACAGCCGGTCGAGGTCGTCGAACTTCGGCATGTTTCCGTCGCGCCCCTCGGTCGGCGCCTCGGTGCTGGGGAAAGGCGTGGCCATTACAGCCCCTCCCGCTTCAGTGCCGCATCCACGGCGCGGTCCGTGCCGACAGCCCCGGCTTCACGCGCCAGACGATGGAGCTTTTCCAGCGCCGAGGATCGCTGGATGGCCGCGGACAGTTCGGCATTCGCGGCGACGATCGCGATGGCGATCTCGTCGACACTCGCGGTCTCGACGGGCAGCGGATCGCTGGCATCGCCGGGACGCCAGGCGGCGGGGATCACCTCCGGCAGATCCTCAAGGCTGCGGAAAGCCTTGCGCAGGCGCGCAAGCGGGCCGTTGGTCTCGGTCATATCGTGGCCTCCGTTGGGGGATGCGGCCGAATTTCCGGCCAGAAGGAAGTAGAGGGACGGCGGAAGCCGATCCCCGATCCAGGCAAGCGTGGCGCGCATCAGGCGGCCTCCTCTGTCGCGATGAGTTGGGAAAACGGGATCGGCGCATGGCGCGGCTTGGTCCGCGCGATGGCCAGATAGGTGAAGCGGTCGGGGCCGACCCGGACCTGCACCAGATGCACCAGCGCGGCCTCGAAGGCGCGGTGAGCGGCACTGGCCAGCGCCCCGAGCCTGCGGCGTTCCGGTTCCGGCAAGGTGGAAATCACCGCCGTGGTATCGATCCCGAGAAACCCGCGATGATACTCGAGGCGGTCGCCCGGCATGGCCTGGCCGATCCAGGCGCAGAACTCGATGTCGGTGAGCGGCCGGGCCTTTGCGGGCGTGAATTCGGTGAGGGGCATGACGATCATCTCCATGTCGGTCCTCTACTCACGCTGCTTTCGAACCGTCCCACTCGGCCCCGATCCCGCGCATGGCGAGGTCGAGCCGCAGGCGGGCGATGTGGCGGTAGAGGGCGGACCGGGAGGTGCCGGTGCGCTCGACGATCTCTGCGACAGCGCAGGTGCCAAGTGCCGCGCAAAGCCCGCGGGCCTCCTCGGGCAGGCCGCCCAGCACCCGGGCGAGATCGTGGATTGTGTCGGCGTCGTCCGTGGCGGAGCGGTCCTGCCCATGCCAGGCGGCCAGACCATCGGCTTCCGCCAGCAAACTGCCCAGCGGCTCGGTCGCGCCGGAAACGGGGGCGTCGAGCGAAAGCACCGTGCCGCCCTGCATCCTGCGCTGGCGGTGATGACGGATGGCAATGCGCGAGGACTGTTTGCGCAAGACGATGTTGGAGAAAGCGCCGATGCTGCCACGGCGGGCGTCGAAGCCGGGCAGTCGGCAGATCAGGTCGACCAGCAGGTCCTGGCGGAGATCGTCGAGATCGGCGGCGGGCAGCACCAGCTTGCGATGCAGGCGGCGCGCGGCAATGGCCGCCTCGTCGATCAGCGTGGCAAGGTCATTGGGGGAAATGGGAGGGAGCATCTGTTTCGATCCTGGTCGTTTGCGTTGACCAGTCGAAGATGCAACCTGCTGAAATTCTTTATCTCTCGGGCTTCTCCCGGAAACCTCCCGAAAATCTCCCGGTGCCGGAAAACGGGTCTAGGCGATGAACGCGATCCCGGAGGATGCAAGGTCGAGACGTGCGCCGACCTTGGACTTGCGATCGATGAACCCGTTGCTCGGGACCGCATCCAGCCGCTTGTTCTTCCGGAACGCATCGCGCAGCCGGTTGATGCAGCGATCGACCTGTTCGGGATTGCTTTCCCGCCCTGTGCTCGCCTGAAGCGTTGCCGCCAGTGCCTCCTTTGAAACCCAGCCCCCGGCGGCCATGGCCTCCTCTGCGAGCAGGGCGAAGGCGTCGAAGTCTCGCGGCTCGATGTCGATTTCGATGCCTTCGAAGATCACCCGGCGGCCGATACGGTCGATCTGGAGGCGCGCGTCCGGGGCCTGCTGTCCCGTGGGCACCCGAACCCGACCGAGATCGAGCGCGAAGGGGCGATCCGGGTCGTCGCGCAGCAGATCGAGGGCACGGGTGACCGTCAGGCGGAGGCCGTCGAGCTGGCGAGCGACCGCCGTCGGCAAGTCGCAATCGCCGAGACTGATCAGGGCAACAGGCGTTTCGCTGTCGATGGCGCCGCGCACATGGTCCACGATTTCTTGCGAGTTCTCCTCCCGCAGTCGCCGCACAAGGCAGATTTCGGCAGTTCGACCATGCTTTTCGTGGCGACCGAGCCGCCAAATCCTGGCCGAGATCGCAACCGGACCCGGCCCCTTCAGTCCCGACTGCTCGCGTATCGCGCGGCAGAGAGCGGCGATATCGATGTCGAAGGACTGGATATCCAGCGCGTCGTCGTAACGTTCGCACTCTCCGGTCTCTGGATCGACGACGATCAATTCATCGCCGACCACCTGAAAGACCGCAGTGCCATCGTCGCGTTGATCCTCGCGGTCCGCCAAGATTCCCAGATTGCGCAGCGATCGGACGAAGCGCGGATCATAGGGCTCTAGCTCTGCCGCACCGATGGCACGGATCGGATGACGATCACTCTGCCGCAGCAGCAGCCTTATCAGTTCTGCGGCGTTTGCGAATGTCATTGTTTTCCAGCATCTCGAGGATGAGCCGTTCGTGCGAGTGGTCGCGCATGCTGACTGTGCGCGGCGGCCGGATCGTAACCGGGACCACGATCTCGCTGCCGTCCACTTCAATGGTGACGTCGATCTTGGCATGCACGATCCGCACGTCAGCAACCTCGATCTCGGGGGCCAAATCCTTCAAGCGCCTGAGCGCATTCTCGGAATCGCCGAGCGCCAGAAACCACGGCGAGCGACGCAAGCGCCCCGTAGCGGTCAGTTGCGCCTCATCGATGCGCACTTCCCGCAAGGCGACATGCGTGATGTCGCCGTCGGGATCGAAGGTGAACCTGAACTTCTCGCCGTGTCGCTGCAGGGGACCGAGAGTGTAGAGTTCTTCTTTGGCCGAGGCCTCGAAAATGTCGCCATCTCCAAGGACATGGGCGCCGAAAAGCCTTACCAGCTTCTTGGCGTCGGTGGCGGACTTCGAGCCCACAGAGACTGCGCTCCTGCGTCGGTCATACTCGATGGTCGATTGCACGATCTCGCGGAATTTCAGCGTGTCCTCTGCCCCCTCCTGATCGACGTTCTTGGTCTCTGGCTTGGAGCCGTGCAGGATCAGCACGCGTAACAGATCGTCCTCTTCGAACCACCGCACATCGCAATAGTGACCGTTGTAGCGGCCTGCGAAGTGCAGCCGTGCCGATTCGGCGAAGCTGTCTTTTACCCCGGCATCGTGGTGGCGCAGTTCGACGTCCTCCCGTTCCGCGTCGCGTTCGAGCTTGGACGAATGGGCAAGAAATGCCGCTGCGCTGAGGGCGCGGTCGAAGATTGCACGGTGATCGAGCCAGGTGACCAGCGCCATGAAGCGCGGCGTGAAGCGCAGATCGTCAGCTGCCCCGTCGATACGACACGCCGACAGGACATCAATACCAGCCTCCGAGGCGATTTCCTGGATGATTCGTGCGCCGGCATCGGTCGACAGCGTCGAGATATTGTAGAGTGCGAATTGCAGCTTTGCCGGGAATCGCAGGTCAGCCCTGGCGAAGAGCGCGAAAATCGCCTCACGCCGCTTTCCCTCGTCCTCTGGGAGCCCATTCCAGTCGAAATCTATCTGGCCCAGATAGGGGCTCAGCAAACGATGAAGCAGTTCGAGGTCGACGGTGCGCGAGAACGCGCGATCGACGAAATTCTTGATCCTCTTGGCCATGTAATCTCCTCTCGCCCTGAAACCTTGTCGCTTGCGGTCGCAAACCGGTTTGCGCCTCCACGACCCGCTTAACGCTGGCGGAAAATGCATGACCGATTCACCGGGCGAAGGTGAAGCACTGTTCCGATTATGTTCTACCCGGCCGATCAACCATGAGTCGAGTCCCGCCTTTCGCGTAGCGGCTACCTATCCCAGCGGGACGTTGTCCGGTTTACCTGAGTAGAGGCAGGGCAAGCCACCACGGACTTGCTCGCATGAAACGCCCCAATCCCCTGCCACCCGAACAGATGACGCCCACAGAACGCCGTGCCGAGTTGTGCGGTCTGCTTGCCCTCGGGATGGTGCGTTTGATGCAGCGAGAGCGGGGAGAACCTTCTGACGAAACTGGAGAAATTCGCCTACACTATCCGACCGACCGATGCCGTCATGCAACCCCGCACCCAACGGAGACAGCATGACGACTCACGACCCGATCCCCGTGCGCCTGGCCGCGCTGAAGACCGCCAGCACGCCCGACTTGAAGCAGCAGTGGCGCGACCTGTTCGACAGCGAACCGCCGCCGTTCAACCGGCGCTACCTCGAATCCCGCCTGGCCTACCGGATCCAGGAACTCGCCTATGGCGGGCTCACGCCCGAGACCGTCCGGCGGCTGGAACGGCTGGGCGAAGAACTGGACGGCGGCGACAAGAAGAAGCGCGGCATCCGCGCCGACCGCGACCGCCCCATCACGGGCACGCGCCTGCTGCGCGAGTGGCAGGGCGTCGAACAGATCGTCACTGTCACCGCAGACGGCTTCGAGTGGCAGGGGCGGCCCTACAAGTCGTTGTCCGCCATCGCGCGGGCCATCACCGGCACGCGCTGGAACGGCTGGGTCTTCTTCGGGCTTAAGAACCACAGGGGGCGGACATGACTAAGCCGCCCGAAAAAGCCAAGTCCGTCCGCAAGCTGCGCTGCGCGGTCTACACCCGGAAATCCTCCGAGGAAGGGCTGGAGCAGGAGTTCAACAGCCTCCACGCCCAGCGCGAGGCATGCGAAGCCTACATCGCCAGCCAGCGCTCCGAGGGTTGGGTGTTGGTTCGCGATCAGTATGACGACGGCGGCATCTCCGGCGGCACGCTGGAACGGCCCGGCCTGCAGCGGCTCATTGACGACATCGAGGATGGGCTCGTCGACGTGGTCGTCGTCTACAAGATCGACCGCCTCAGCCGCTCGCTGGCAGATTTCGCCAAGCTGGTCGAGGTGTTCGACCGCAACGGCGTGACCTTCGTCTCGGTCACCCAGTCGTTCAACACCACCACGTCGATGGGGCGGCTGACGCTGAACATCCTGCTCTCCTTCGCCCAGTTCGAACGCGAGGTGACCGCCGAACGCATCCGCGACAAGGTCGCCGCCAGCCGCAGGAAGGGCATGTGGATGGGCGGCGTGCCGCCCTACGGCTACCGGGTCGAGAACCGGAAGTTGCTGGTGGATGAGGAAAGCGCCGCGCATGTGCGCTGGATATTTGGCCGCTTCGTCGAGATCGGCTCGGCCACGGAACTGGCGCGCGAGGTCGGCACGCGCGGCATCCGCACACCGCGCGGCAACCGGATCGACAAGAAATACATCTACCGGATGCTGTCGAACCGCGCCTATATCGGCGAGGCGGTGCACAAGGGCGAAAGCTATCCCGGCGAGCATGACGCCATCATCGACCGCGAGACGTGGGATCGGGTCCATACCATCCTGCAGGAGAGCCCCCGCAAGCGCGCCGCCCGCACCCGTGCCGATACTCCCGCGTTGCTGAAGGGGCTGCTCTACGGCCCCGACGGCGCGGCGTTTTCGCCCACCCACACCCGGAAGTGTGGGCGGCTTTACCGCTATTACGTCAGCCAGACGGTGCTGAAACACGGCGCCGGATCCTGCCCGGTCGGCCGGGTTCCAGCGGGGGAGATCGAGGCCGCCGTCATCGACCAGCTCCGCGCCGTGTTCCGTCAGCCCGAGATCGTGGTGGGGACGTGGAGGGCGGCCCGCGCGCAGGACGGCGACATCGCCGAGGCCGACGCCCGCGAGGCGCTGACCCGGCTGGATCCACTGTGGGACGAACTGTTCCCGGCCGAACAGGCGCGCATCGTGGCGCTGCTGGTCGAGCGGGTCGAGATCGGCACCGAAGGCTTGAACATCCGCCTGCGCATGGACGGGCTTGCCGGGCTGGCGCGCGAAATGGCCACCGACATTGGAGCAGCTGCATGACTCGTGCCACGTCTATCGCCGACACCATCACCATCCACGTTCCGTTCCGCATCGTGAAGCGCGGCGGGCGGAAAGCTATGGAGCTGCCCGCAGATACCCCGACTCAGCGCCGCCCCGACGATGCCCTCGTCAAGGCGCTGGCGCGGGCCTTCCGCTGGAAACGCATGCTCGACTCGGGCGAGTTCGCCACCATCGCGGAACTGGCCGCCCGCGAGAAGATCACGCTGTCCTATCTGACCCGCATCCTTCGCCTGACGCTGCTTGCCCCCGATCTGGTTGCGGCGATCCTCGACGGGCGGCAGGGGGCGGAGGTGACGCTGGCCCGGCTGATGGAGCCGCTTCCCGCCGCGTGGCCCGAACAACGGACTGCGCTCGACCCATAGGCGAGTTTGCGGCTGACAAAAGGGCTTGCGGGCAATACCTTCGGCGCAACAGCCGCTTATGCTGAAGGTTCCATCGATTCTCATGTCCGATTCCCTGCGCGATCATATTCTTGCTCTCGTTCCCCAGGATGGCTCCACCATCGGCAATCAGGCGCTGATCACCAGCATCCGCAGCCATCTGCCGGATCTGGACGAAGGTGATTACCACGCTGCCCGCGATGCGATGGTCGCCGAGGGGGTGCTGGTCAAGGGCAAGGGCCGGGGCGGCTCGGTCGCGCTGGCCGATGGCAAGGTGGCGCCAGTGACGGCGCAGGCCAAACCGAAACCGGCGCCGATGCCGGCCGGGAACAGGTCCGGCGCCTATGCCCATGCGGATGAGGCGGTGCTGCGGCCGGATGTCGGGGTCGAGGCGCAGTTCTCGCACCGCAAGCCGCCGAAGACCTATCGTTACGATTCCAGCCTGTCGCCGGAACTGTCCTGGGACGAGAACGGCGAGCGGCCCTTTGCTGAATGGCTGCTGAACCTGGTGGCGGATGCCGCCGACAAGGGCGAGGCCGTCGTCTTTGCCGAACCGCAGGTCTGGCAGGGCACGGGCGAGCGGTTCACCGCGCTGTCCCAATGTGCGGCGCGGCTGCGCAGCCTGACGAAACCCTTCCTGAACTGGGCGGGCAAGGCAGAGCGGCAGCAGATCAGCGTGCCGACGCTGCCGCTGTTCGTGCACGAGCGGCATTCGACGCAGGCGATCCTTGAAACCCTGAAATCGCACAAGGCGCGCGGGCAGACGCTGGATCTGTTCGGCGATCTCGATCTCGATATCGCCGACCGGCTGGACGCCTATGAACACAAGGGCCCCTGGACCAACCGGCTGATCCTTGGCGATTCGCTGCAGGTGATGAACTCGCTGACCGAGTATGAGGGCATGGGCGGTCAGGTGCAGATGATCTATTTCGACCCGCCCTATGGCGTGAAATTCGGGTCGAACTTTCAGCCCTTCGTGCGGAAGAACCGGGTCGATCACGGCAAGGACGACGAAATGATCCGTGAGCCCGAGATGGTGAAAGCCTATCGGGACACATGGGAGCTTGGCCTGCATTCCTATCTGGCCTATCTGCGCGACCGCGTGATGCTGGCGCGTGAACTGCTGTCCGAGTCCGGTTCGCTGTTCGTGCAGATTTCCGACGACAACGTGCACCATGTCCGCGAAGTGCTGGACGAGGTGTTTCCCGGCGGTTTCGTGTCGCAGATCAGTTTTCAGACGACTTCGGGCTTTGAATCCACGACCTTGCCGACGCTTGGCGACTTCCTGCTCTGGTATTCGAAGGACAAGAGCAAGGTCAAATACAACGCGATGTTTCAGCCGCAGCCGGTCGAGCTCGGCAAAGGAAATGCCCGCTGGGTTCTGTTGCCGGACGGTTCCTATCGGGGTGTCACGGCGGCCGAAAAGCGCGGCGAGGAGCTGATTCCAGAAGGCGCGAAACTCTACAAACCCGATAACATTCAATCCCAAGGCGCCTCGTCAGCACCACAGCCATTTGAGTATCAGGGGAAAGTCTATAACCCCGGCGCAAACTCTCACTGGAAGGCGAACTATCCGGCAGGAATGGAGCGGCTTGCTGCGGCCGGGCGGATTCACGTCGCGAAGAACAGCATCCAGTATGTTCGCTATTCCGACGACTTTCCATTTCAGCAGATAGGCAATATCTGGACCGACACGATCACCGGCAATTTCACCGACGACAAGATCTATGTCGTGCAGACCGGCTTCAAGGTGATCGAGCGCTGCATGCAGATGACGACCGACCCCGGCGAACTGGTGCTGGACATCACCTGCGGCTCAGGAACGACAGCGGTGGTGGCCGAGCAATGGGGCCGCCGCTGGATCACGGTCGATACGTCCCGCGTTCCGGTTGCGCTGGCCCGGCAGCGCCTGCTGACCACCGCCTTCCCATGGTATCGGTTGAAGGAACCCGCGAAAGGGCCGGCTGGCGGCTTTGTCTATGAGCGCAAGCGCAACAAGAAGGGCGAGGAAACCGGCGGACTGGTGCCGCGCATCACGCTGAAATCGATCGCCAATGACGACGACCCAAAGATGGAGGTTCTGGTTGATCGCCCCGAGGTGAACGACAAAATCACCCGCGTCTGCGGCCCCTTCACCGTCGAGGCGACGATCCAGGCCGCGATGAGCATGGAGGAGGATGCCGGGGACGCGACGGCTCAGCCGCAATCCTCCAGCCCGCGCGCCTATCTCGACCGGATGATCGAGGTGCTGCGACAAAGCCAGTCGCTCAGCCTGCCTGGCAATGTCACGCTGCAACTGGCCAATGTCCGCCCGCTGGCCGGGCGCGAATATCTGCATGCCGAGGCCGTGGCGAAGAACGGGACCGAGGCGACCATCGCCATCGCCTTCGGCCCCGAGGACGGCGCCATTGGTTCGGACTATGTGTTCAACGCGGCGATGGAGGCGATGCAACAGGGCTTTGGCCAGTTGTTCCTGTTCGGCTTCGCCATCCAGGCCAAGGCGCGTGAGCTGCTGGAGAAGATGAAGATCCCGACCGCCTATATCGCCATGACGCCGGATGTGGTGATGTCGGACCTGCTGAAGACCACGAAGAACAGCGAGATCTTCTCGATCACCGGCCTGCCGGATGTGCGGCTGGAAAAAGCGGGCAAGCGCGACGACGGCACGGCCCTTTACCGCGTGGCGCTGCGCGGGCTCGACATCTTCCTGCCGCATCTGATGGACACCGACCATATCGACGCGGAAAACCTGCCGTGCTGGATGCTCGACACCAATCACAACGGCATGGCCTTCTATGCCAGCCAGGTGTTCTTTCCCAAGACCAGTGCCTGGGACAACCTGCAGAAGTCGCTGAAAGGTCAGTTCGAGGACAGCGTCTGGTCGCATCTGGCCGGCACGGTCAGCGAGCCCTTCGCGCTGGGTGACAAGGGCCGCATCGCGGTCAAGGTGATCGACGAGCGTGGCAACGAGCTGATGGCCACCCGCAGCGCCGAGGATGCCGTCTGATGCCGCAAGCCGCACCGCAGGACGCCCCGCTGACCGTTGCCGAGGTCGAATCGCCCATCATCAATTCGCCCTTCCGCGAGCCGCTGCTGCACTGGAAAATCGAGAAGGCCAAGCCGCCGCACAAGGCCGAGGGCCGCCGCCGCGCCAGCTATTTCTATCGCGTGCCGGAACATTCCGGGCGCGGTCGCGCCAGCCGCGACCAGGCCGAGCTGTTCGAAAGCCAGGCGGGCGAAGAGGTCGAGCTCGAGATCGTCAACGCGATCCGGGGCCGGGTGAAGGATTGGCGAGCCGGCATCCACAGCGGCGGCGTCGCCTATGACGGCGCCTCGCCGGTGACGCGCGAGCTGCTGGACCTGTGGCGCAGCGATCAGCGCATGCAGCGCCTGTTCTTCGCCCAGATCGAGGCGGCCGAGACGATCATCTTTCTGGTCGAAGCCAAGGAGGTCTATCGCAAGGGTCTGCCCGAGATCCCGAAGGACGAGCCGGGGCTGGAAGCCAAGGCCGCCGGCATCCGCGCCTTCCTGCGCTACGCCTGCAAGATGGCGACCGGCAGCGGCAAGACCACCGTCATGGGTATGCTGACCGCCTGGTCGATCCTGAACCGCGTGGCGTCCCCACGCGACGACCGGTTCTCGGACACCGTGCTGATCGTTTGCCCGAACGTGACGATCCGCGAGCGGCTGCAGGAGTTGGACCCCGCGCTTGGCGACCTGAGCCTCTACCGAACCCGCCAGCTGGTGCCGCCGCACCGGATGGAGGATCTGCGCCGTGGCGAGGTGATGATCGCCAACTGGCATCGGTTGGCGAAGAAGGAGACGAACACCGTCAATGGCGACAGCGCCAAGGTGGTGAAGACCGGCGAGCCGGTCGAAGTCGTCAAGAACGCCGGCAAGGCCAACCAGAGCGTCGAGGTCAAGTATTTCGAATCCGACCAAGCATGGTTCAAGCGCATCCGGCGCGAGATGGGCAGCGGCAAGGGCCGCAGCCCGCACTGGCTGATCTTCAACGACGAGGCGCATCACGCCTATCGCCGGGGTGATGTGGCAACCGAGGAAAGCCTGGATGATGACAAGGACCTGGCCAGCAAGAACGCGCGCGAGGCGACGATCTGGATCGAGGGGCTCGACCGGATCAACAAGCTGGCTGGCGGCAGCCGCAGGCGGGGGATCAACCTCTGCGTCGATCTGTCGGCGACGCCGTTCTACATCCAAGGGTCAGGAAACGAGGTCGGCAAGCCGTTTCCGTGGGTCGTCTCGGATTTCGGGCTGCTCGATGCGATCGAATCCGGGCTGGTGAAGATCCCGCAGCTTCCCGCCCGCGATGTATCGGGCGCCGAGGAGGCAGCCTATTTCAACATCTGGCGCTGGGTTCAGGCGAAGGCCAAGGAGGACGGCCTCGGCACCAATATCACGCCCGAGATCGTGATGAACTACGCCTCGGCGCCGATCAACCTGCTGGCGCTGGAATGGCATGAGCGGTTCCTCGAATGGGAGCAGCACTCCAAGCTGCAGCACAAGCACCCGGTCCCGCCTGTGTTCATCGTTGTCTGTCGCGACACCGCAGTGGCGAAGGAGGTCCACGACTGGCTGGCGAACGGGAATGACGGCTACGGCGTCTCGCCCGCGTGGTTCCGCAATACGCCCGGCCAGGAGGTCACGGTTCGCATCGACTCGAAGGTCATGGAGGATATCGAGGAAGGCGGCTCCAAGGACGAGACCAGGCGCCTCAGGTTCATTCTCGATACCGTCGGCAAGGCGGAATGGCCGGGCGGCAAGGTTCCGGAGGACTGGTCCGAGCTTGTCCGCAAGCACAACGACAAGGTCGCCAGTGACGACAATGATGGCTCGCTGAAATGGGTTGATGAGCGCGTCCCGCCAGGTCGCGATGTCCGCTGCATCATCTCGGTGGCGATGCTCGCGGAAGGATGGGATGCGAACACGGTCACGCATATCGTTGGCCTGCGGCCTTTCGGCTCGCAGTTGCTTTGCGAGCAGGTGGTCGGCCGCGCCTTGCGCCGCAAGAGCTACGCGCTCGACGAGGAGACGCAGATGTTCGCCGAGGAGACCGCCAAGGTCTTCGGTGTCCCGTTCGAGCTGATTCCCTTCAAGGTGAAGCCCGTCGGTCCGCAGCCGCCGAAGCCTGATCCGAACCACATCTTCTCGGTTCCGGAGAAATCGGCTTACGAGATCACGTTCCCGGTGGTCTCGGGCTACCACCAGTCCGGCCAGTTCGATGTCCACATCGACTGGAGCAAGGTGGCCAAGGTCACGATCGACCCGATGAAAATCCCGCAGGTCGTCGAACTCACCCCGCTGACCACGCCCGATGGCACTCTGGCTGCCTTCGGCCCCGGAGAACGACCCGTGCTGTCCCTCAAGGAATGGCGCAATCGCTTCCGCGATCAGCAGGTGGCGTTCAGGCTGGCCCGCGAGATCTGCGAGCAATGGCTGGCGGACAACGGAACAGAGGCTGTTCCGGTCCAGCAGTTGTTTCCCAAGGTCGCCTTCGCCGCCAAGCGTTTCCTGTCCGAGAAACTGGAGCGAAAGGGGGACAGCCGGCCTTGTGACGTGCTGCTGGTAGGCGAGTACATGAAGGCCGCCACTGGTTCCCTCATCGAGGCCATTAAGAAAGGCGCGGCGACCGGCACAGGAGAGGTCGCAGTCATTCCGCAGGGCGCCGCTGGGCGTGGGAGCACGCTCTACGTCGATTTCCATACCACGAAGCCGATCTATCCGGTCACGCGGTGCCACCTCAACGCGATGGTGGCGGACACAAAGAAATGGGAGCAAAGCGCAGCCTTCCTCCTGGACAGCCATCCGGGCGTGATGCGGTGGGTGAAGAACGACAGGCTGGGCTTCACCATTCCCTACCGGCACCGTGGGCTGCTTTCGAACTATGTCCCTGACTTCATTGTTGTCACGGATCGCGGCGAGAACGTCATCGTCGAGATCAAGGGGAGAGTAGACGATGACGCCGATGCCAAGTCGAAGGCGGCCCATCGCTGGGTGGAGGCGGTCAACGGTCTCGGCGATCAGGGTGTCTGGAAGTATCTGCTGGTGGAGGATCCCGGCAGGGCCGGGCTGCAGCTTAACGAGTTCACTAACCAGCAATGGGACCACGGACCGTTCGAGCTCACCCCTTGAGAAGGGCATGCACTATGGAGGTGGATCCGGCTGTCGAAGGCCATTCAAGGCAGCCCGCCACCGCGCAGTACAGTTGGATTTGTGGCGCGTTCACCAAACGCGACTCCCGTCGAAGTGCTCAGCCAGCCTCTAAAAATATTCATGTTATCCAGTGACTTGCAGAACTTTACCGAATCCGCGCAGTCAACAGGTCCGGAGAATATCGGCCAGGAGAGAGCGAAATCGGCGATTCGGGCAGACCACGCAGTCAACAGCTTTGGCCCCAACCCCGCAGTTCCGCGCCATTCTGGAGGCGGAATACGAATCAGAGAATGATTCCAATAAGTTAGGTGGCGGAGAGACAGGGATTCGAACCCTGGGTGGGCTCACACCCACAACGGTTTTCGAGACCGCCCCGTTCGACCGCTCCGGCACCTCTCCGCATCGGGGGTCGTCGTAGGGCGGGGATTTAGCCGCAGGCGATGGGCTGCGCAACCCCGATTTTCGTCGGCGCTGTCGGCGGGCGGGCGCCGCGGGGCGGGTGGGGGCGGCGCTCGGCGCTTGGCAGGGCCGGGCGGGGCGGGTAGGACTGGGGCAGCCGAATTCGGGGATGCCCATGCGCCTGTCCTTTCTTGCCCCCGCCCTTGCCGCCGTCGGCGTCTTCGTCGCCGCGCCCGTCGTCGCCAGCCAGACCGATGAGATCATGGCCGTCCTGCGCCTGCCCGAGGTCTTCAGCATCCTGAGCGCCGAGGGCGAAAGCTATGGCGAGGAACTGGACGCCAACATGCTCGACGGGGCGGGGGGCGCGGCCTGGGCGGAAGCGGTGCGCCAGATCTATCAGCCCGACCGCCTTCTGCCGCAGTTCGAAACCGCGTTGCGCAAGGCCGTCGATGCCTCCGGCACCGATTTCACGCCGGTGCTGGATCGGTTCCGCTCTGACCTTGGCGTGCAGGCGACCTCGCTGGAAATCTCCGCCCGGCGCGCGATGCTTGACCCCGATGTGGAGGATGCGAGCCGCCTCACGCTCGAGGAGCTGCGCGCCGAAGAGGCGCCGCGCCTTGCGCTGATCGAGGAGTTCGTCAGCGTCAACAACCTGGTCGAGGATAACGTGATCAGCGGGCTCAACGCCAATCTCGCCTTCTATCAGGGTCTGCGCGACGCGGGCGCCATCGGGCCGGAGATGGGCGAGGGCGACATGCTGGCCGAGGTCTGGTCGCAGGAGGATGCGATCCGGGCCGAGACCGACACCTGGGTCAACGCCTATCTGACGATGGCCTACGCGCCCTTGTCCGATGACGATCTGCGCCGCTATACCGACATGACACGCGGGGCAGAGGCGCAGGCGCTGAATCGCGTGATTACAGAGGCTTACAATGCGGTCTTCATGGATGTCTCGCGCCAGCTGGGCCGCGCCGCGGGGGCGGTTCTGGCGGGGCAGGACCTGTAG